GTCGAATCCCTCGACCTCACTGTGTGCCACTTTAGGCTAGAGATATGGTTAATCGGACACGCGATAGGCAAATACCTATCGGACCTGGTTATAGTGCTCGAAAGATCACTATTAACCCCGTCATCGAGACCTTCCCCCCCCAGGATACTTTTCCAAGTACAACCTGGTGGTCGAGGTGTGTCGATGTTAGCGGATTGCCGCTCATAGATCATCCTTTGACCATCACAGAACGTGATGACCGAGGTTTTCTATGGCTCAATGGTTATGAGGATCAAGGTGGTGGTTCCTATATTGAATATCGGAACTACGAGCCCTCTGCTCACATTAACGTGTCTCATATCTCTGCTTCTCCCGTTCTCCCCAGCGTCGGAACGTCCGCTACCCTACTCCGTGCTAGGACTAATCCTAGTCGTGAGTATGTTAGCGTTCCTAACTTCGCTGCTGAGATCAAGGATTTCCCTCAGATGTTCAAAGATTTGAAGAATCTTGGCCCTATACTGAGAAACCTTCGTCATAGGAATCATGCCGCACTTGGTGCGGTAGCTTCCCAATACTTGGGTTATCAGTTTGGCTGGAAACCTCTTATCTCTGATCTATCTCAAATGCTCCAGTTCCAGGTGCAGGTCGACAAAAGAATTGTCGAGCTGAATCGCCTTTACTCGAGCACGGGATTGAAGCGACGCCTTAACCTCCTAGATCAGACTCAGATTAACGATGTCAACGGAATTGTTGTTGATTCATCGCTCGGCGCCTCCATTCAAGCACGAAAATTTGTGCTTACGAGGCGACGGCGTTGGGGCACCATTAGATGGCGTCCTACCGCAGTCCCTGCTGATATAGGTCACCAAGCCTTGGGTCGTACAGCTAGGAAACTTGTCTATGGCATGGACCATTTTGGTCTTGATGCTACGCAAGCTTGGAATTTACTTCCATTCTCCTGGTTGGCCGACTGGTTCGGTAACTTCGGTACGTGGCTTGCCGCGCACCGAAATGACGTTCCTGCCGCTCCTGTAGGGCCATGTAACATTATGACTCTTACAGAGACGTACGAGACTTGGTTCCGTACCGATAATCATAAATTGATTACGGGCGGAGAAGGTCGTCGGATACTACGCACAAAAGAACGTGCGCAGTCTTCTGGCACACTGTCGGTGACGCTCCCTCTTGCGACGGCGCGTCAATTCTCGATCCTTGCGGCGCTGAACCTTCAGCGTAGAAAACGCTGAGGGTCTCTTTTGCCAAAAGGAGTAGATAGATGTCTCTAGGTGCAACTCTCACGATTACCATGGACGGTTCCGGTGGAACCGCCAAGGTACTCCCATTCATTAACCAAGACGGGTACACCGCCGAGTATTATCTCGACGAGGGTCTCGTTACGTACCGAGCGAAAGTTCGGCACAGCAAGGACAATGTCAAGGCTGGCACGCAGCCGTTCGAACGTCACACTGTGACGTTTTCCCGGTTCGTGAAGCCTACGGCATCGATCCCCCTTGGTAGTCTGACTGAGGTCTCGCACGTGTTCCGTACGGATCCGTTGCTGGGCGTTCAGGCCGACATGATCGACTTGAGCGAAGCCATGTCCTTCTATATGGTGAAGGCTGGTGGCATCGCACCCAAGTTGCTGGGATGGGAATCGTAAGGTCTCTCTGAGACCCTAAGACACCACCTCAGGTGAGTTAGTTGCACGTAGCGTAGATTAGCCCTCTTCTTTCTGAAGGAGAAACTAATGAAAAGCTACGTCACCTATCTACAGGGACTATACGGAGCAATACTGTCAAGTATTGCTGAGTTTGATCCCACTCTCCGACGTGATTGCGATCGGGATTCTTCTCGCTTGCTCTCACTCGTCGAACATAGAGGTTTGCCATTTCTTATGGTGGACCTCCCTGCTATGGGTAAACACCTTGATAAGTGCCTATCCATAGGACGCCTAACTACCTCGGGGGTGGCCGGATTCCGGCCTTACTCGAGGCAGAGCACAATCCCTCGACTATTCAAGGGGATGTGGCTTCGCGTTTTCGACGAAAACGGTGTGCTTAGGATCGATGCGGATACCGCTTGCATTCGAAACCTCCGTCAACTCCTTTTGGGAGCCAAGAAGGTTAAGGTTGCTTGCAGCGATTCATCAACATGGGAACATGTCAATGAATTCTTCCAAATCGACCGGGAGGTTCGATCCTCTTCCCTTAACTGGGATGACGACGAACTCAGGATTGATGATATTCATGGTCTCCGTATTGGCGATCATGATCTTCTCGCTCCTGCTCCTCTTTTCGATCGTCATGATAATGACGCTCAACAAGGAGGGCCCTCTCCAGTTCTTGATCAAGGATTCGCCGACGCCGTACAGTGTACGGCCGACATCGTCTCCGCGACCCTCGGCAGGTTTAACCCCGCCGACTGGAGAACTAAGCACGGACCTGGTGCAGTAGCAGATCAGCGTCATACTCAGTATAAGTATGACTTTCCAACCTGGCCTGCTAAGCTAGACCGTGTCTTTCCGATGGCTGACTTTGGCTTTGCCAATTTCAGTCACTGGGCTGATCACGTCTCTGACGATGCACGTCATGATCTCTATCGAAATCATGAGCCTGCTTCTAAGATGATTGCTGTCCCTAAGACGCTTCGGGGTCCTCGGCTTATAGCCGCTGAGCCCGTCAGCCATCAATGGTGTCAACAATCTATCCTAGACTTCCTCGTCAGTTCTTTGCCGAATACTCCAATTGCTTCGTCGATTCACTTTCGTGATCAGACCTACAATCAGAGAGCGGCTCAGAAAGCTTCCCATACTCAGTCGCATGCGACAATTGATTTGTCTAGTGCTTCTGATCGCCTCAGCTGCTGGCTTGTCGAGCGCATCTTCAGGAGAAATCCTTCTCTTGTAGAAGCTCTTCACGCTTCGCGGACGAGGTGGGTGGTTAACACCATCGATGAGCATTCTCCTAAGCATCATCTGCTTCGGAAGTTTGCCTGTATGGGTTCAGCCTGCACCTTCCCTGTTCAGTCTTACGTGTTTTGCATTTTGGCTTGTGCGAGTGTCCTCTATTCTAGAGGGCTGACGCCTACCATCAAGCATATACGTGAGGCCTCAAGGGAGGTCCTTGTCTTTGGTGACGATATTATCGTCCCCATTGACGCGTGGGAACTACTTCAGGG